CGGTACTTCTACGCACCAAACGAAACAGACAACAACGGATACAGCCACTACGGGCTTGGATTTGCGTATTCAACCACGCAAGCCTTTTTCGCCATCAACACACCAGTCCAAATGCGAGTACCCATTACCTCATCCAGAGTGTCGTATTCAACATTACGAGTGTCAGATACCGTTGGGGCTTGGGCAATCACAGCAATTTCTGTCAGCGACTTCACAAAAAACAGAAACGCAATTCAAGTCGATGCCACGATAGGCAGCGCAAGTCTTACGGCGTTCCGTCCTGCGCTGGTTCAGGGCAATAACTCGACATCGGCCTACTTCAGATTTGATGCGGAGTTGTAATGCAGTTCATTAAACACAACGACTCAACAATGGGGTGCTACGAAGTAGAAACCGTCCAGCACGGCGAAACCGTCATGGCGGAGTTCTGTTTCAATCTTGCTGAGAACCCAGAACTTGCCGAGCAGTATCTAGCGTGGCTTGCTGAGGGCCATACACCCGAACCGTGGGAGGCCCCCGTTGCCGATTAGTTCTCCGGACATCGCCCACGGCACAATCACCGCATACAACAAGCACAAATGCCGGTGCGACGAGTGCAAAGCAACTAAGGCCGCATACGCTCGCCGTTCTAGGGAACGCCACCCCGACTACGCAAAGAATTATTACTGGGCTAATCCAGAACTATGCCGCCAGCGAACCCGAAACTGGGCTAAACGAAACCCAGACATGGTGAAGAAAAAGTCCCGTGAATGGAACCAAGCCAACCGAGAACGAGCAAACGCCAGCCTCCGTGAATGGCGTAAACACAATAAAGACAAAATTGCTGCATGGAACCGTACTGTTCGAGCGCAACGAAAAACCGCTAAACGATTTGAAGTCACAATCAAAGATTGGCGCAAACTTGTCAACCGATTTGGCGGACGGTGCGCCTATTGCGACACAAAAACGACCTTGACGACGGAGCACGTTGTCCCCCTTGTCCGTGGCGGTGCACACTCGATTGGTAACATCATTCCTGTTTGTGCCCATTGCAACTCGTCCAAGGGCAAACGGTTGTTGATTGAGTGGAGGAAATACCGTGGCGATTTCTAGTTTTTTGGCTCCGTCTGCTATCGCCAAGCCGGGTGTGTGCACTTCCTCGACACGACCCGCTAGCCCGTATGAGGGCCAGGTCATCTACACGACGGACACGGACCTGCTACAGATTTGGAACGGGACCGCATGGCGCACTCTTGCGTTTGCCACCCCGACAAACGGGTCGATTCTCCAGGTCCAAACTGGAACTACCGCAACCGAAACAACCAGCAACAGCGATGCCACATACAAAGACAGCGGCCTCACAGCATCAATCACCCCGACCTCAACGAGTAGCAAGATTCTGGTAAGCGTTGTTCAGGCTGGTATTTATGTGACAACTGGCAACGCTGAGAACCGTGCACAGTTGCAACTGGTCCGCAACGGCTCGGGCATCCTAGATTTCACGGGAACATTGCATCAATACAGCGCCACGGCCCTCATCAAAATCGGGCAGGCAAGTTGCGTCTATGTTGACAGCCCTTCGTCTACATCATCCGTGACGTACAAAACCCAGTTTAGGAATGTGTATAACGGCAATGCTGGTGTGTTGGTGCAGGCTGGTTCTGCTACGTCGATGATTGTTTTGCAGGAGATTGCGGCATGAGTATTTCTAGCAAAGCGACTGGCCTCCGCCCTGGCGTGTGCACCTCGACCACCCGCCCCACCAGCCCGTACACCGGCATGATTATCTATGAGACCGACACGGGCCAGATGCTTGTCTGGAACGGCTCGTCGTGGGGGTCGCTCAACCCGACCGCCAACCGCAACGTCCTCATCAACGGGAACATGGGCATCGCTCAACGTGCAACGACTGCTGGCAGCATCACAGGCGCTGGCTACCATACAGTTGACCGTTGGGCGTTCAACGTGGACAGCGCAGGTACTTGGACAATGAGCCAAGAAAACGACGCCCCTCCAGGTTTCCGCAAGTCAGCAAAGGTGCTGTGCACGGTGGCAAACACGCTCGCCGCTGGCGACAACCTGACCTTCCTGCAACGCATCGAAGGGTTCAACGCTCAGGGGTTCGCCAAGGGCACCGCTTCCGCCAAGCCGTTCATGCTGTCGTTCTGGGTGAAGTCAAACGTCACGGGGACTTACGTTGTCGAGTTGTATGACATTGACAACACCCGTCAGGTGTCGGCTTCGTACACGATTTCGTCGTCTGGCACTTGGGAGTACAAGACAATCCAGTTGCCGTTGGACACGACGGGCCAGTTGGATTACGACAACAACAACTCGTTGCAATGCACGTTCTGGTTGACTGCTGGTTCGACGTTCAGTTCTGGGACGCTGAACACCTCTTGGGCTTCGGCTACGAACGCTAACCGTGCGGTGGGGCAGGTGCATCTTGCTGCGGCAACCAATAACTATTGGCAGGTTACGGGTGTGCAGTTGGAGGTTGGGACGCAGGCTTCAGGGTTTGAGAACCGCTCGTATGGCGACGAACTGTTGTTGTGCCAGCGGTACTACTGGAAATGGGTCAGCGCAACGTCTGGCGACATTTACCATCAGGTGTTCCAGCCAGCCAACTCCACGTTTTATCTATCGCTGCCTTTGCCCACCACTATGAGAACGTCAACTTCAAACGTGCTTACCGTTAGTGGCACATGGACAAGGATCAACTCTGCTCTTTCGCCAATATCATATTTCGCCAGTAAAAATTGGCTGACTATCTACTCGCAAGTTGACCCAGGCATCACGAACGCTAATGCGTCTGGGTTCTATTCCTCAGCCAACAACAGCACCCTTGAGGTGAACGCCGAACTATGACAATCTCTCGCATTATCGGACTTTCCGAAGAACGAGTCATAATCATCTATGACAATGGAACGAGCATGTCGGTCCCTGACGATGCTGCCGAATGGTCGCAGTATTTAGCGTGGCTTGCTGAGGGCAACACACCCGAACCGTGGCAACCTGAGTGATTTCGGTAATCACCCCGACATACAACACGAAACCTGACACCCTCGCCCGACTCTGGGCCTCCCTCAAAGCACAAACCCACACCGACTGGGAATGGGTCATCTACGACGACTCAACCACCCAAGCCGTCCAACAACAGGTCTACGGCATGTGCTCCGACGAACGGTACAAGATTCGGTACTTCCGCCCCCACGTCCCCTCAGGCGGCAACATCGGCTACGTCAAAAAAATGGCGTTCAGCCTCGGCCTCGGAGACATCCTCGTCGAAGCCGACCACGACGACCAACTCACCCCAGACTGCCTCCAAGAACTCGCCACAGCCTTCACAGAGCCGTCTGTCGGATTCGCCTACTCGGACTGCGCAGAGGTCTACCCAGACGGCACAAGCCACCGCTACCCCGACGGCTGGGGCCTCGGCTACGGCACCCACTACTGGGACGAAACACACCAAGTCTGGGCCTGCCGAGTCCCCCTCAACCGCACAACCCTCTCCCACATCGTCTCGGCCCCCAACCATGTACGGGCATGGCGGGCATCCACCTACCACGCCATCGGAGGCCACAACCCGAACCTCCAAGTAGCCGACGACTACGAACTCATCGTCCGCACAGCCCTCGCAACCCAAACAGCCCACATCCCCAAAGTCCTCTACCTCCAACACATCGACCCGCACTCGGCGCAACGCCAAATGAACGGGCTGATACAGCAGTTGGTGCCGCAGATCGCTGAAACATACGCTTCCCAACTGGACGAAAAGTTCGGTGCTAATATCTGACTGTCCCGTCTAAAGGAGCCGCCATGTCCGCCAAGGGTGAAATGTACAAGTCGAAGTCTTCCAAGATGAAGCACGAAAAGTCCGAAGGCAAGAAGGAACGGATGATGGAGTACGGCAAGCCCAAGAAGGCTGCCAAGAAGATGGGCAAAAAGCGTGGCAAGTAAGAAGGCTGCGAAAAAGGTCCGCAAGGTCATGCGGGAATTCAAGTCCGGCACCCTCCACTCGGGCAAGGGTGGCCCTGTCGTGAAGTCGAAGAAGCAGGCTGTGGCTATTGCCATGTCGCAGGCTGGGATGGCGAAGAAGAAGTAAGTGTCCACAGTCTCACAGGTCATCACCCGCACTCAGCGGCAACTGTTGTCTGGGGTTGTAGAGGAACGCAACAAACTAGCGTCCTCGATCAACGCCACGGCAACTGCTTGTGTGCTGTCTTACGACTTGGGTTCCGTGCGCCAAGGTTCCGTTCTGGAGATTGGCTCGGAACAGTTGTATGTGTGGGATGTCGTGGAGTCCTCGAAGACTTTGACTGTGGAACGGGCGTTTAATGGGACAACCGCTGCCGCCCATTCATCCGGCGCTGTCTGCACCATCAACCCCAGGTTCCCCCGCAACCAGGTTCTCGAAGCAATCAACGACGAGTTGGGTGACCTGTCCAGCCCGGTGAACGGCCTGTTCCAAGTGAAGAACCTGGACCTAACGTACAATTCGTCTAATCGGCAGATGAACCTGTCCGGCGCTGGCGACATCATCGACCTGATCGATGTCCGCTACCGCTACCGTGCCGACGACTACAAGCAGGTGTCGTCGTACAAACTGTTGCGCAACATGCCAACCAAGGACTTCGGTTCGACCTACGGTTTGCAGATTGATTCGGATGTATCGAACGGCGACATCCGTATCACCTACAAAGCCCCGTTTGGCAGGGTGACCGCTGAGGCTGACGACATCCAGAACATTTCTGGTTTCCCGGTTTCGGCTGAGGATATTCTGGTCATCGGGTCGCAGATCAGGTTGATGGCCCCCCGTGAGGTGAAGCGTAACTTTACGGAGTCGCAGGGCGATACCCGTCGTTCGGATGAGGTTCCGTCTGGCGCTGTCGGTAACTCGATTACGAACTTGTTGCGTATGCGCCGTGACCGTATTACTGCTGAGGCGCAACGTTTGACCCGTCTCTATCCGACGTTTTTGCAGCGGGCGTAACAGATGGCTGTAGCAGCCTTCACGCTCCCGTTCCGTAACACTTCGGCGTTTTACACGGGGACTGGGCAGACGAGTCTGGTGCCGTCGTTGTATCCGGTGGCTATCAACGGCCGCCCGTACATGATCGACCAGAAATCGGGTGAGTTCCAGCGGGCTTATGAGCCTCGGGTGCGTGACTCGCAGGACATTTCGACAGCGCCCGGTGAGGCGGCTATCAACCCTGGCGGTTTGTGGCGGCGTGGGCATGACTCGTGGCATTTGGGTGCAGGCCAGCAGTATGCAGATGTTGCGGAGTCGCAGGATTACCGGTTCTACAAGTCGAAGGGTATTGACCCTTGGACGAAGGGCCAGATCAGCCTGCTGAACGCTACATCTCGCATTCTCGAATCAGCAAACACAAATCTAAAAATGGTTGTTGCCGGTAGCAGACTGTATGTTGCTGACGGCGCAAACTTGAAGTTCACAACGGATTTGTCGTCTTGGACGACTTGCGACCCGCCATCGACACCGTGGACCGACCCCATCGTTGCGCTTACCTCCGATGGCCAAAACGTTTATCTGTCGTACACGACCCAAACGGGTGTGTACACAACGTCTGCTTCATCAACCTCCCCCCATGCGATCACGTCATTTTTGGCTGGCGATAACTGGTACACGTTGTCATTCGCTAAGAACTTTCTTGTTGGGGCGCACAGCAACAGTTCAGGCGGCCACACATCACGATCTCTACACACAGTTACGTCTGGTGGGAAAACAGAAATTGGAGAACCATCGAACCCAGGGTTCACTTGGGTAAACGCTACATCTGGGCAGAACGTTGCTTATGTCGCTGGGACAACTGGCACAAAATCCTATGTCTACCGGGTGTCAATCAAATCAGATGCAACAAACCTAGAAACTCCTATCGTCAGCCTGGAACTCCCACGGGGAGAAACAATCACAAACATTTTTGGCTATCTTGGTTTTGTTTTGCTGGGTACCAACAAAGGTGTCCGGTTCTGCTCTACGGATAGCCAAAATAACCTTGTCGCTGGACCGATTATTCCTACATCTGGTTCCGTACTTGATTTCACGGCAGACGACAAGTATGTCTGGTTTGCATACACCAACTATGACGGCGTTTCAGGCGGCCTCGGCAGGCTCGACTTGTCCACGTTTACCGGCACCAACACTCCGGCGTATGCCACGGACCTAATGTACGATTCGACTTCTACTGTCCAGTCATGTGCAACGCTTGGTTCTGTCCGTGTGTTTTCTGTTTCTGGTGTCGGCATCATCAAGGAAAACACGGCCAGTCTTGTCGCTTCCGGCAACATCGAAATGGGCACCTACCGTTGGGGTATCCCTGACCGCAAGTTTGTTGCCCGAGTCGATGTCCGAGCCGAACCCCTCACAGGTTCCGTCACCGCATACCTTGCCAACGACCACTCCGACTACGACGACTTGGGCACATGGTCACAAGCAGCCGACACAGAAAACACCTACACCGGCACAGACACAAAAACCATCGAGGCTGATTTCAAACTGGTTCTCACCCGTTCCGCCACAGTCACCTCCGGGCCGATTGTCACCCGTTGGATGGCCCGAGCCTACGCAGCCCCATTCCGGTCACAAACCTTCTCGGTGCCTGTGTTGCTGCACTCCAAGATCAAACTGCGCAACGGCAAAGAGGTCTATCTGGATGTCCAAGAAGAACAGGACGCTTTGGACGAACTGTTGGCCTCACCCCGCATCATCCTGCTTCAGATCGGCACAGCAACCCACTCGGTCATTGTCGAAGACATCCGTTGGATACCGTTCGACACCCACGGCAACAAGTGGGAATGGGACGGGACGGCTGTTGTTATTATGAGAAGCGTAGAAAACTAGGAGCATCATGGCACTTCCCGTCCGCAAATCGTATAAAGGCGCACCGGTCAACACGACCATTGTCGCT